TACGTCGAGCTCCTGGGTCAGTGGGGTATGTTGATCATGTCCTTCTACTTTGGCGGCCGCACGCTCGAGAAGATCATCGACATGAAGAAGGGCAAGCAATGAAAGAGAACTTCGAGTCGGCGCTCGCCGCGGTGCTGCACCACGAGGGCGGTTTCAGTAATCATCCCCGCGACCCTGGCGGCATGACCAACCTGGGCGTGACCAAGCGAGTCTGGGAGGAGTGGATCAAGCACGAGGTCGACGAGGCCACGATGCGTGCGCTGACGCCCGAGGACGTGGCGCCCATGTACAAGGCCAAGTATTGGAACCAGATCTCCGGCGATGAACTGCCGGCAGGCGTCGACTATTGCGTGTTTGATGCGGCCATCAACAGCGGGCCAGGCCGTGCGGCCAAGTGGCTGCAGCAGGTTGTCGGCGTGACTGCTGATGGTTCGATCGGGCCTGGCACGTTGCGGGCTGTCGCGGCCATGCCTGCTGATGAAATCGTGTCCAAATACCAATCAGCCCGTCTGGAGTTTCTCCAGCGCCTGCCGACCTGGGACACTTTCGGCAAGGGATGGGGCCGGCGGGTGACCGAGGTGGCCACCGCAGCCGGCAAGATGACAGACGGGTCAAGCAACCTTGCGTGAGGCGGCCTCGGCCTCACGCTCTTCGGGGGTCAATGCTGCACCCAGCGCCGCCAGCCGCTGGCTGTAGTTCGCCATGAGCGCGGTCTTGCGCACCAGGTCGACACGCTGCAGGAGCTCTTCGTTGCACTCGCGGAGCTCGCGCAGTTTGGTCATCCTGGTGCGAGCCCCTGCCCGGCCTGCCCTGGCCGTCTTGTCTCCCAGCGCATCATAGGCATCGGCCCACTCGATCAGCGTCTTGTAGACCGCAAGCGGCGTCTCTTTGCCGGGCACCCAGATCGGAAAGCCACCAGGTGCAGCCTCGGCTGGCGGCTCGCCTGACTCGGCGATGATGGCCTCACGCTCGGCGTCGGCCTCGGCCTGATCGGCAGCTGCATCATCGGCGGCCTGGTCGGCGGCGAACACTTGCTCAATGACCACCGGGTCGCTGGTCTGCTCGACCAGGGGTGGCGCTGGGATGGCCGGCTTGATCGCGTCGAGCGGGTTGCGCGGCGTGATGTCCTTGGCCGGCTGCCGATCGTCGCTCGGATAGTCCTGGGCCTCCTCTGCAGTAATCAGACCCTTCAGCACGTCGGGGAAGGCGTCGCGCAGGGCGAACCCTCGGGCCCGCATCTGCAGCATGCGCTTTGGGTAGGCCTGCCACGGGCCTTGCTTGCCCCATAGACCAGCACGCTTGGCGTCTTCCACGCTGAACCTGGCGACCACCGGCATGCGTCCCTTGCGGCGGGCGATGCAGACGGCCACCGGGTTTGGGGTGCCTTCATTCTCAATGTGCTCATCGATGCCCTCGCAGAGCGGCGAGGCCTGCACTAGGGCGAGCGCCGCGTCACCGTAGACGCTGGGCTTGCCGTTGATCACGGCGATGTTCTGCAGCGCCTGCATAGGGGCGAGTCCGATCTCATAGCCCCACTGCACGCAGACCAGGATGTCTGCGGGTTTCCCCTGGTACTGCTTGGGCACCATCGTGCTGGCTGCCAGGTGCTCGCTGAACTGCATGGCCTCGGTGAGGGTGGCGGGTGCGAACCCGCGATGGGTGGTCAGTTGCATGATGCTTCGCCTTCCGGCAGGTATGCCTTGATGGTTTCGAGTACGACGAGGGTGATCGAGTCGACGAGCTCCATCGCTTCGTCTTCCGACGCCAGGTGCATGGCGTTGATGACTGCCCGCACAGCGCGGGCGTGCGCGTCTTCCAGGCTGGTCAGATCGCGGGAACTCATGGCCGGATCTCCTTGATCGAGAGCGTTGACTGCCGGATGCTGTAGGCCTCCTTCGCCGGCACGGTCTTGGCCGGCACGGCCTTGTATTGACGCATCGGCCATGACACCAGATAGTTGCCGGCCACGGCCTTGTTGGCGTCGCCGATCAGTATCTTGAGTTTCTTCTCTGCCTCGGCGCGGTCGGCCTCGGCCTGGTCGATGCGCACCTTGGCGGCCAGGATCTTCATCGCGAGCTCCTGGGCGCTGTCATCCAGGTAGACGATCGACTCGGGCTCTGACTGCGGGTACATGCGGTCAGCGTCTTTGCTCGACTGCGGCGGGTAGAAGTCGACCGTGCCGGTTTCCTTCCAGACCAGCAGGCGGCGCTGGAAGTCTTCGCAGGCAGAGCGGATCGCGCCCAGCGTCTGATCGTGCGGCGCGAACAGGAACAGCCGGAGCTCGGTGCCTTGGTAGAGCGTGGCGATGCAGCCCCACTTCGCGCCCAAAATGGCCATCTGCGCCTGCAGCTGGATCGGGCCGCGCCAGAGCGGCGGCATGTCCTCCGCGGGCTGGCTAGTGAGCTTGGCTTCGAGCACGCCCAGGCCGTCCAGCTGGATGCTGTCCTGGCCGACGACGTAGATGCCGACCTCCGGGTCAGTGTGCAGCACCTGGCCGCGGCCATCGGCGCTGCCGTCCAGGCTGCAGGCTAGCGGGAAGTCGCGGTGGAAGAACGGCTCGGGGTGCTCGGTGATCAGGTCGGTGAGCTCGAGCCGGCGGGCGGCCTCGCGCAGGATGATGGGCTCCAGCTGGTTGCCCCAGGCCATCGCTTCGTTGCCGATGTCTGGCCAGTCCTCGCCCTTCAAGGCGCTGATCGTGGCGGTGAGCTCATCGTTGGGGCTGCGATACTTCGACAGACCCATGAGTGCCGGCAGCCGGCTGGCTGACATCATCGTATTTGGCGAGACCTTACTGACCATGACGTTCCCCTTTCCAATACATGTCTCGGTCGATATAACCGACCATCGTGGTGCTGATGCCAAACTGTTTGGCTACCTCTTTCCTCGCAGTGCCGCTGCGGCATAACTCTCTGATTCGTTGCGCCTGACTGGTTGTGAGCTTCTTGCCAGCCCGACCTTTTCGTGCCTTGTCGGCATGGTTGTCGTAGTCGGTACCCAAGAAGAGATGGTCAGGATTGACGCAGGCCGGGTTGTCGCATCGATGACAAACGTGCAGCCCATGAGTGTCGCCATGCGCCCGCTGATACATGACGCGATGGACATACTGCCTGCCACCTGGGCCGCGATGATTGCGAATGACGCCGTAACCGTTTCGATCACTGGCGGCAACCCAAAACCAGCAATCGCTGAACGGTATGCGGAGAATCTTTTCCGCAATGCGTTGTTCAATTGGAATTCTGACCATTGCAGGTCTCCTTCAGGGCGTAGACGCGGATCACTCGAGCGTGAGCCGCGGGGTGAAGCGCCTCGGTGTATCCGATGGCGCGGAACTGTCGGGTGCGGAAGACCGCGCCCAGCAGGCTAGGGTGAGTGCCAGGCGGCAGGGTGACCGCCTCGCGTACTTCATTGATACTGACGAAACCGTGCCGGCGTGCGTACACGATAGCCGCTGCCCGACACCGCTCGAGCAACTCACCATGCTGCACCTCAAACAGGCCCAGCTGCGTCTCTTTGATTGTCCGACCGTCGAGGCTCATAGCGCGAGCCCCAGCAGCACGACGGCAACGATGCAGACAACCGCGATGAACCCGTCAGACAGACGGCGCTTGCCGGGTTTGCGGAGCAGCCAATATTGAATCTCGAGCTCCTCCCAGGTTGGTTTCGGGCGGTGCTCGGGATGGTAGTTGTTCCCGATGGGAACCTTCGACAGGGGTTTGCTATCACGCATTGCAGGCCTCCAGCAGGTTGCGAACTTGCGACGGCGCCCAGTTGGTGCCGCCGCGGGGGGTGGAGATGCCGCGGGCCTGAAGGGCTGCAGCGATCTCGCGGAGGGTGGTGCAGCCGGCACGCTTGATGTCGGCCACGATCGGCGCCAGGCGTGTAGCGTAGGCACTGGCGCGGGCCTGGATGACGGCAATGCCGGCGGCGCTGCCGATCTCGGGGGTCGGGCACCCGAGCTTCACGCCACGGGCTTTCGCGGCCTGCAGGGCGGCTTTGGTGCGGCGGGCGATCTCCTCGCGCTCATGCTGGGCGACAACGGCGCGGATGCCAAACTCGAGGGTGCCGGCGTGCGGCATGTCGGCAGCGACGATCTGAACGCCTGAATCGCGGAGCGTCAGCAGAAAGGCAGCCTGACGTGAGAGCCGGTCGATCTTGGCGATCAGCAGGGCGGCGCCTGTGCGCTTGCACATTGCGATAGCGGCCTGCAGCTGGGGGCGGTCATTGTGTTTGCCTGACTCGATCTCAGTGAAACTGTGAATGATTGAGTCGGCGTATTGTTTCACAGCTGCTTGCTGGGCCTCGAGGCCAAGGCCGGACTGGCCCTGGCGCTCGGTGGACACGCGGAAGTAAGCAACGAACTTGGTCATGGCGTCCTCTTTCTGGGATCAACGAATGACGAACGGGGCGAGCAGCAGAACGGGCAGCAACGCCCAGGGTGAGCCGGTTGCGGCGGCGGCACCGAAGCCGGCCGCCAGGGCGATGAAGGCAGCGGTGCGCATGATCAGGCCTCCACGCTGTAACCAAACATGAAGGCTGGCAGCGACTTATTGCGGAGCAGCCTGGCGCGGGTAGAGGGGTGCAGGTAAGCGACATCCATCCACTTGTTGTGCGCTTCGATGGCGACATCGTGCTCGAGCATGGCGTGCTGGGCCAGCTTGTCGCTGCCGCCAAAGGTGCTGGCGTAGAGCGCGTGGCGGGCCAGGGCCAGTTTGGCAGCGTGGCGGGCGGCTTCTGCGCGGCGGATGGCTTCTTGCTTTGTCATCATCAACTCCTGTTTCTCGGTGGTTGAGCGATACCGTTGCGGTAGCGCATGACCGGAACTGTACGCCGGTCTTTTTGGACTGTCAAATGCTCAATCGGTACTGAGCGATTAGGGGAAACCCTAATGCAAAGCATTGATCTGGCGCTAGTCCAGTTCCCCAGTCACTGGTATCGTAGCGATTCCAGATGAGGGGAACATGAGCGAACAGAACAAGGCTTTCCTGGTGCGGCTGCGGCCGGCCACCTATGAGCTACTCGACAGAGCGGCGACAGACCAGCGGCGCAGCAAGGCGTCCCTGATCGACGCGCTGATCCGGGAGCACCTGCAGCCGCGGTACAGCGACGTGCGAGATCGCATCGACCGGATGCTGGGCGGCGGGCGGTGAGCGGCCTGGTTGCCAGCAAGCGGGTGCGCAACCTGCAGCCGGGTGACCGGTTCATCCTGAAGCGCACGCGGGAGGTCTTCATGTTCGTGCGGCGGGAGCCTTTCACGCCCAGCGGCACCCGGCATGTAGTGCTGCGCGATGGCGAGCGGCGCGAGAGCTCCCTGCATCACTCCTGCCACGTCATCAGGCTGCCGCTATGAGCCTGGCGGTCTACTTCACGGTCGAGGGCCAGGCGGTCGGCAAGGGTCGGCCTCGAGTGAGCACGATCGGCGGGCGGCCGCGGATGTACACGCCGGCGAAGACCGTGGCCTGGGAGCGCCTGGTGGGCGAGGCCTGCAGGTCAGCGATGGGCACCTGGCAGCCGTCAGAACACCCGATGGCGGTGCGGATCAACATCCGGGTCGGTGTGCCTGCCAGCTGGACGGTGAAGCGCCAGTTGGCCGCATTGAACGGCGGCGAGACTCCGGGCAAGCCAGACTTGGACAACGTCGCCAAGGCCGTTCTGGACGCTTGCAACGGCATCGCCTACGTCGACGACAAGCAGGTCGCCAGGCTGACGGTCAGCAAGGCCTATTCGACCGAGCCTGGCGTCGAGGTTTACATGCATGAGGTATTGGAGTGAGCGACGAGCCGAGGTGGTGCAGTAACTGTCAGCAGCGCAACCCGATCGAGGGTGGTGCGTGGAGGATTTTGAACGGTGGAAGGCATCGAAGGTGGCAATGCGGCGCTTGCATGCATGGGCTGCGGGAACGTGCACGACAACGCGAAGCTGGTGACTTTGCCGGACGGCCGCCAGGTGGGCAGCCACAGCGAGCAGTACCGGCTCTATTGCGAAGCGACCTGGGCGATGCGGCTGCCGGACACGGTTGGCCCGAGATCGAAACGGTGGACGAAGCGACGCTACCTGCTCGAGGTGCAGCGGGTGCGTGGGGAGCGTGCAGCGGAGCAGCTGCGGGCGGTGATGCTGAAACTGTGGAAGGAGCGCAATGGCCAGACCAGTGATGCAGGAGCTCATTCTGTGGCGCAAGGCGCGGCAGCACTTGCCGGCAGACGATGAGACGGTGCTGGTGGAGCTCGA